TGACCAGCAGAACTTCCAGCAGAATCTCTACCATACCTTTCCCATATACCTTCGCTACCCTGATTACCTTTTGGCTTGCCAAAGAAATATTTTTTCTTATTTCTTTTTAATTTATTCATTGCGCCTTTGTTGATATTACCTGAAGGAAACTTAGCTATATCTCCTGAGTTAGTTTTATTAGCGATAACTATTGCGCTATTCTTAGGCGTTCTGATTCCACCATCTACCTGTAGCTTCATATAATCTTCACGCTTCTTGCTAACAAATACAGTAGCAGTAAGGTTATTCTTTTTAGCCTTTTCAACCATAAAGCCTGTTTGTGTAAATTTTGTGGCATTGGTGAATTTCTGTTTTGTTTGTACTTTGTAGGCTTTTTGTAGACTAAAGGCTGTATCATTAAGAGCAAGCATAGTAGCAAAAGGTATTTGCTTCTTCTGTATAGAACTCATACCCTTAGTTACTTCTTTAATATTTGATTTAATATCTACTCTCATGCCCTTCTCCAATATGATTTAGCATCAAACTTTAGTCCTAGTTCAGCAGCTTTTCTTCTTATAGTGCTTGGTGCAACCCCATAAGACATAGCTACATCATGGCTAGACTTACCTTCTTTAATTTGTTTCTTTAGTTTTTCTTTATCTATTTTCATATTACAAGTTCTTATAGTGTTCTATTAGTTTATTAATATACCAAACACACTTCTCTAAGTCTTGTATGTTGGCATCTTTGTATTTATGGCGGTGCAAGTATTTTATTGCTGATCCTTCTAGGTATGTAGGAAAGTCTTTACCTAATTGCTGTTTAATATAATCAATACATTCAACACCACCTTCATTGTAGTGTGGTGGTTTTATTACATTTATATCTTTACTCATTTATTTCTCCTTATATTTATTTGACTTAATAATATTATCTTTTGCCCATAATGGTTGCAAATTGTTTAAAGACCAACATTCTTTAATATCATTTATATCTTTTAAATTAAATAATGATTGTGGTTTTATGTGGTCGATATGTATATCTCCATTTCTAAATGCTTTCCATGTCATGTCTTTTGTAAACTGTTTTTCTAAATGACTTTTTAATTGTTCTTTTTTATATCCTAAGATATCTAAATATTTTGTATTTTGATTATTGGACGCAGCCTGCCTGATTGCATAATCTAAGTTTGGATATTTCTTCTTTTGTTTACTTAGTTGATTTCTTAGCCTTTCTTTTAAATTAAAGTCTGTATCATATTTATACTTAATCTTATAAATCAAAGTATTTTCTTGTGGTTTATTTTTTGTTAATTCTTGCCATTCCTGACTACATATTTGATAGTATTTTTTATAATACATAGAATCTTTTTTTTGTTTTACAAATTTATTTAATCTTTTTTTAAGTTTATCTAATTGTTTCTTTTTGGTTGAGATAATATCTCTTTGATACAAAATGTGACGCCAATTTTCATAAGTAATACCTAGTTGTTTTGCCTTATCTTTTCTTCGTTTAATAGTTGTCCAATATTCAAAACCTTTTTTTCTTCTCAATTGTTTGTTTTTATTGTTTAAAACAATCATACATTGTTTACATTTATTCCTTAAAATATTTTGATTGTCAGCCGATTTTTTATAAAAAAATTTTGCAGTAGCTGGCATTTCTTGCTTACAATTACTACATATTTTTTTCATTTTTTTCTCCTTGATAACTTATTTGCAGTTCTTTGAAATGACCACTCAAGCAGTCTATCTATTAATTTACTCCAACATTCATACATTCTTACAATCTATTTCTCCTTGCTAATTCATTCCTACACTTCTGTATAGTTTTTGCTTTGCTGTTAGGTGCATCTATATATTTATTTAGCGCATCAACAGTCATACATTTAAGATAATAATGCTCAGTAGTATATTTACCTGTAGCTTTATTTCTTATCTTTTGACTTGGTTTTAGTTTTATTGGCATCCTTCTTCCCTTTTTTCTTTTTATTAAATATCTTATCCCAATTTGCATCTATCTTCTTTTTATCTTCAGGTCTTCTTTTGCTACCTTTACCGCCTTCCCATTGACTCATTTATATTCAATCCTCTCAAATGTTACATCTTTAGATAGTTTTGTTAATCTAGCTTTTAGTTCAATCATATCTTTAGGAATACATCTAAATAATTCTTCTATACTAAAAAACATTAAATCATCTTCATTTTTATATATCTTACGCATTAAAGGCATTTCATCATCTGTATCACATAACATAACTAACTTATCTCTAAACTTAAAACACTTATGATTTGGCTGTATTTGATGATAACCGCTTTTCTCACATTCTATATTAAGGCGATCCAATGCTCTTTCCATCATATCAAGCATCTGCATTTTCTTTTTAGGGTTATCTTTTTGTAAAGATTCTTTAAACATCATCTCAGCTTTACAAAATTTTATCTCAAAATTAATACCAGTCATTTTAAAAATGCGTTTTCTGTTACCCCATTTTTCGTATGTACGAGATTCATAATCTCTAAATTTTTTTAATTTATCTTCTAAAGATTCGTCTATATAACTTTTCATAGCTTCCTCGATGATTTAGTAGGAAGTAAGGGAAGTATTACATACTTCCTTCCCTTCCTTCCTTCATAATTATTCATTTTTAGCCTAAACTTCCTTCAAAACTTCCTTCTAAACTTCCTTCAAACTTCCTTCTCATTAAAACTTATCCTCAAACTCAGGCTCATAATTCTTAAATTTTATATGTTGCCAACCAAATTTTTCATGCTTATAAACATGACCTTTTTCATTCAGAGCTTCTAAATGTTTACCAATACCATTTGCATTTATAGGATCGCCAGCTTTATTTTTTACATAACCTTCTAAATCACTAGGAGTCATAAATTGCTCTGCTGGATTTTGTTTGTCTTTAATATATGCAACAGTTTCTAAAGCATTTAATGTTCTATCTTGCATCATAGGTAATGTATCTTTTTTCTTAGTTTTAAAATCTATATCAGTTAATTCTAAGAATCCTGAAGTTAGATTTAAACCTTCACCTATAATCTCTACTTCTTTAAATACAAATGACTTAGCTTCCATTCCCTGACCATCTTTATTTAACGTCTGCTCAAATGATACAAACATCTTCTCTTCTAATGAATCACCTATTGCCTTATCTTCTCTAGCTACCTTAAATTCATAATCTAATGATGCACCCATAACACTTGATCCACGTCCTCTATCATTATTGCCATGACCAGTATGGTGAACCAATAAAACACAACATTTATAATTAGAAACAATTTCATCTAATTTGTTTATAAAGTTACCAACATCTTCAGCACTATTCTCATTTCCAACAAAATTACGCTGAAAAGTATCAATAACTATCATGCCTATTTTTCCAACCTGATTCTGTAAAGCATCTATTTCCGCTTCCAACAACTTAAATTCATCATTATCATTAATTCTAATGGCTCTATCAGATAGATATAAAGGCACACCATTTAGGTCGAACATACCCTGTTGCCAACTTAGCAATCTCCTTTTCGTGCCACGCAATCCCTCTCCGCACACAAACATTACAGGAGCTGCAAAGGATTCATTGCCATAAAACTTCTCACCTTTCGCAATAGCAGCAGCCATAGCAATAGCTATAAAAGACTTGCCACTTTTTGGCTTGCCAAACACACAAGCAAGAGATTCCTTTTCGACAATTCCCTCTATTAACCATTCAGGGTTATCAACCTGCTTCATTAATTCATCTGCTCTTGTAAATGTAACTGATCCTTTTGGTTTCTTTTCAACACAATCGTTTATGTACTTCTCTAAATCTTTAGACTCCTTAAAATCACCTCTAATGTAAGCATCATATAAATCATCTTTTTCATTAAACTCTTTAGGTGGTTCAGCTACTTTTACCTTACATCCATTCTTCTTTAAATATCCTGATATATCTTGAGCTACCTTTATGCCTGCTTCATCATTATCAGGAAACACCCAAACATCTCTCCCAAAGATAGGACTCCAATCTGCTTTATCCCAAGCATTAACTCCACCATGCCAAGTACAGGCATCTAATTCACCCTTTACAATCCCCTCACAACCCCTCATAGCCTTCTCTCCCTCACATATTACTATAGGCTTGTCTTTGTGCTTATCTGTAAAGTAAATAGGTAGTAAGCCTTCAGGTCGCTTCATAGACCAACTACCATCCATATTAAGGCTAAATGGTGCGTATTTTTGCTTTATGTAATGTCCTTCAGGAAACCTAAGAACCATAAAGTTATCTGCATATTTAACCTTAATTACTGCTTGTTTATAAAGATCAACCATTTGATCCCTAGAGAATGACCTAGCATTGCTTTTGGCTTTATTTTCGCGGGGAGCTGTAAAGCCACTGATTAAGGAGTCATTTGAAGTCAATGCTAAGTCATAACCAAACTGTTTTAAAACTGTATTAACATCCTGATTTAGATGTTTTATTAAATCTATAATGCCACCGCCTACATCATTTTCGAAATCATACCATGTAGCACTTTCAAGGTTTAATGTTAAAGAACCCTTTGCACCCCACCTAAATTCATTAGATGAAGTGCTACTAGGATTGCCAAGTAGTTGTTTAGCAACTTCAGGGGCTATTCTTTGCCAATCTACTTGTTGCATTTAAAATGGTATATCTTCTTCAGAAACACCACTACTACCAGTATTGTCGCTGTTTCCAGTAGTACCATCGTTTTCATGCCAAGCTGGTAATATAAATTCTTCAGACCTATTGCTAAATTTAGCAAATTCAAATGAAAGGTCTGAGGTTTTACCTGCACCAACCTGAATAGCTTTAGAACCTAAATACTTAACTACAGGTAATAAACCTACGTTTGCATCTTTCTGATTCCAAAATGTGCCAAGTATATTATTAAAAGCCATAGATTCAGCATAAGTAAACCTTTGCCATAATAAAGGATGTGCATGTCCTTGCGGTAACACCCAAGCTGAAAATGCTCTTTTATAATCATCTTCAGGCTTATCGTCTACAACTCCAAACTTTTTATCCCACTGGAAGTTATAACCGCCATTTTTATAAGCACCCCAACCACTTCTAAATGTAGCTGGATCAAGTTGCATATACTGAAATTCTATTGGGTTTTCACCATTTACATAAAATTTCTGATCTGCTGTTTTAAATGCAAGATAAACTTGCTGTTCATTGGTATTTGTCATACCGCCTAATATATCCATAGATACTCTCCATTAATGTATTGTTTTATCAATACTGTTCATATAATCAGCTTCAAGTGTGAGATAACATCTCTCTTTAAAGCTATAATAATCTTCATCGTTTACAATACCTAAAACATCGCAAGCGATGGAGATTCTTTCGTAGGCTTCCCTACAAAAACTTTCAAAATCTTCTTCATATAAAAAACTATTTATATCCATTTGCTCTTTTGACTACTTCATCTAACCTTTCACATATATCGGCTAGTGGACACATATAAGCACTTTGCCAATTTGCTTTTTCATTATCACTTAATAAATATAAAGGTATGACACACATAATTTTATTATTATTGAATTTATAAATTAGTAATGGCACAAACTTATCACCAGCACTACTAACCACCTGATCCCACCAAGCACTCTTATACATATTAGTACCGCTTTTGCCATATCTCTTACACTCAATGGCTATATTGTCCCAATAGATATCAGCTAAACCTTTAACAAATGCTTGATCTAAATTCCTAGTTACTCTTTTATCTTCATCTTTTGATTCAAGATAAGCATTAATCTTATTAACTATAAGTCTTTCAAAAGCAGCACCTTTAGTTCTACTATTAATTGGCATTATAAGTAGTTGTTTGCGTTACAGTCCTTCCACTTTTATAACCAATCTGCATATAAGAATTATTAACATTCTTTTGCATATAAATGTATTTAACATCTTGATCTAGCTTTTCAGCTTCTAGCTCCAATCTTCTTTTTTCAACTGCTGCTTTATTTTGTGCCATTATTCTTCTCTAACTCATGTGAGCATACGCCCAACTTTAAAAGGTATTGAGTTGCAGATTCAATATTCATATTGTTTATAACTGCAAATACTTTTATTTCTTTATGTAGCTCCTCTGATATCCAAAGTGCTTTTTTGTTTTTTTCATCCATAATTACTCTCCATATTTATATTAAAATTAATTTTATAATAAAGCAAAGACTTTATTGCTCAACCTGTAGAAACCCTTATACTTTTAGTAAGGGCAAAAGGTAAACTCTCCATAAACCTAAATACTCTCATTACCTCACTTGCCCTTTTTAATCGTTAAAGTCTTACTTCTAATCTCATAAGCATCTTTTGCTGGCACTATCTTTTCAGGTTGCGCTTTAAACTTACGCATCTTCCAATGAACTATATGCTCACCAATTCTACCCTCTGAAGCATTACCCATCTGATCCATTATTTGTGCTTGTAGGGCATCTGCTGTTGACTGTAGCTTCTTAATCATGTCTTTAGTTGTAAGCAACTGATTAATATAAGTATCAGTACCTTCAGGCAATATCTTAACTTCATCAGGTATAGCTTCAGGATGTTTAACATAAGCATCTCTTGTTATTTGTGGCGTAAAGTAATCTTCTTCTTTTATCCTTCTATCAAAATCAATTACTTTTTCTGCTAACTGCTTTTCAAATTCGTGATCCTTTTTGTATAGGTATATACGAAGGTCTGTGCTTTGCCATAAAATCACCAAAATTCCTACTTTAGCTTGTATCGTAGACATAGCAGCTTTTAACTGCATAACACCTAACCAATTAGGTGGTTCATCTGTAGGAAATTGACTAGAGCATTTAACTTCTATTGGCATCTTGCCATTTAGTAAAATCTCAGAAGAACCTATAGTGTAAATACCATTTTCTATATTAGGCTTTATTAACAAATTATCTGCATAGCCTATACCATCTAATGATCCTTCTAATGGTAAGAATGGATGTACAACTTTTTCAGTAACCTCTATTTCAACATCACTTAGTCCTAATCTTTTAGCTACTTCTATTATTAAAGGGTTTTCTAAAACATCTCCTGTACGTTGTCTAAGCGTTTGTGCTGACCTTACATTTTCACCATGTTTTGCCCTTATGCATTGATCTAAAACCTCTTGCTTAGTCTTAAAATGCCCTTCATCGAATAAATATGGCACTAATGAATGTGTAGCCATATCATCATTAGTTATTTTGCCTATTACTTTAGTCATGCTTAACCCCTCTGATCCATAAGATATTGAATCTCTATTAAAGATTCTCTAACTTCATATTCTTTATCAGGATTAGCTACCTGAACTTTAATACCGCTATTAAGAAAATCTTTGTAGTATCCTCTTATCATTCTTTTAGG